GTCGTTTTTATTTATTAAGGCACAGCTCCAATCTTCTGGATAGGCAGTCCATTCAAGGTGATCGGGCGTATCGGAACCCGAAATTAGGCATTCAGGTCCAAGCTGAATGTCCTCCCTCTCAGGGCGGCCAAGAGCGGCCCATGCTAGTGCGCATACACAAGGGCGTGTCATACCGGCTCCCCCCGCTATCATCGGATTCTTATCTTCCTCATAATCCTCCACTATCCTACTTATGGAGCGACGGTCTGACACGTTGTATCGAATATACAATGTGTATGCTGCCTCTTTGCTTTGGGCTGATATTCTGTATGTGTTTTGTGAGTTCATAATAGTTACCTAAACGGTTATTAGATCATTTTGTGATACTATTCCTCAGGGGGATGTAATCAAACCTGAGGATCATAAGAAAGGCTCGTGATCTTCTAAATAGCCAGAGTGAAATCCAGTTAAATTAAGCCCTCCGCGCCACCGCGCCTCTGCGCGAGACTCTTCTGGATGAGTGTTTCCAAAAGAATCATCCGCCCGCACGCCCGCGACCAGCAACTTTCGCCGATCCCGGTCGACTTCGATCCCGATACTATCGGTTGGATCCTCGACGAGGGCGGCCGCGGCAATCTCATGCTCCAGAACGAACTGTTCAATACGATGGAGGATACCTGGGAGCGCCTCCGCTCGAACCTGAACAAGATAAAGAAGGCGGTCTGCAAGCTTCCGTTCAATCTTCAGCCATGGACAGAGAAGGGCAGGGAGCCCACAGCCGCCGCCCTCGAAAAGGCCGCCTTCGTCGAGCATGTTCTCCACAATCAGAAGGCCGCGACTTGGGAAGGGCAGCACAATTTCCAGGCCACCCTCTACGAACTGCTCGACGCCGTCGCCCGCGGCGTCTCCGTCCTCGAAATCGATTGGACCCTAGAAGACGGTAAATACATCCCCACCGGCACCCGCCGCGTTCCGTGGACTTGTTTAGGTTTTGAGCAACCCTCTCAGGTCTCAGCTCTCCGCCCTCAGCTCTCGGGCAACTCAAATGCCTTGCGCCTGTTCCCCGACAGGGACAGCAATAATCCTAAACGCTTCGAGTCCTTCCCCCACAAGTTCCTCGTAGGCGTCTATCGCGCCAAGTCCGGCCACATCGCCGAGACCGCTCAACTGCGTTCGCTCGCTCACCTATGGCTCGGGCGCATGCTCGGTTGGGAGTGGATGACGCATAAAGCCGAACTCTTCGGCCTACCGATCCGCTGGGCGACCTACGATCCCAACGCGCCGCAAACCCAGATCGATCAAATCTCCGATATGCTCCGCAACATGGGCACCGCAGCCTGGGGCGCATTCCCACAAGGCACCGACCTGCAAATCCTCAACGGTAGCACTCCCGGCGTCGCCGGCAAGTCCGAGCCCACCGAGCGCCTCATGTCCATCGCCGACCGCGCCTGCGATCTCCTGTTCCTCGGCCAGACGCTCACCAGCGAAGAAGGCAGCAGCGGCTCCTATGCCCTCGGCAACGTCCACCGCGAAGTCGAACTCGATCTCTACGAGAACTACGCCGCCTATGCGATCGACGTCATCAATAACCAACTGATCCCAAGCATCATCGAATTGAACTGGGGCAATTCCGAAGAACTTCCTTTTCTCGAAGTCGAACTCAACCGCCCCGAGAAAGACCGCCAACTCGTAGAGCGCGACAAACTCCTCTTTCAAGAGATGGGCCTCCCCGTCAGCAAGCAATGGCTCTACGACCGCCACAAAGTCCCAGCCCCCGGCCCCAGTGAGGACCTATTCACCCCGGGATCGCAGGTCTCCCGACCTGCACCTACGTCAGCCAAGAGTCTTCGCCATTCGCCATCCACAATTCACCATTCGGAAGCTTGCGACCTCCACACCTCTAAACCACTCAACGACTTAACCTCCGTTGATTCGGCCTCCGAATCAACGGCCTCATTAAACGCCCGCCGCCTACAAGGTTACACCGCCTTCTTCAAGCTTCTAGGCACCACCGACTTGAGCACCCACGAAATCGTTTGGTCTGCGGGCGATTGCCCTGTCTGCTCACCGCTAAACGGCACAACCTTTCCAAGCGGCTGGTCAGCCCCGCCGCCACTACATCACAATTGTGACTGTGTGATCAGCGTTCAGCCGAAGCGTTAAACCGCCATTTCCCGCACATGTGGGATCATTCGCGAACCGACCGCTTGCACTTGAGCAGCCTTGAGAGTGCGAATTGCTACGGTATCACCGTTCATAGTCAGGAACTCAACTTCGTAAGCTTCACCCTCTCGATACACATGCACAACAGCACCGACATCACCCTTATAGAGTCCATCTTCAGGGAGATCTTCATTCAAGATCACGTTGCTATGTTCCTCGATCATTTCCAAGCAGGGTAGGCGGTAATCAGTCTCGGTGCAAGCTCATCTCGATCAATTTGCCAGACCGTCCGAATCACTGGTTTTCGTCCATCGGGACATACCAGAGACCCTTCAATTTCATATTTAGTGCCATATTCCGATACGACTTCATTTAGCACTGAGTGCCCCTTGCCGTGGCTCTTTAAGGCATTGGCGAAAGCCCTCCAATCATCGTCACTAAAGCCACAGGATAGAAAAAACCGTGCCTTCGCTGCGGCTGGCATGCGTGTTGTGTTCAGCAGGTAGTCTCTGACTTTCCTCTCTTCAACAATACACACTTCATTGTTCGGCATCCGACTCATGGAGGTAAATCATTCTGTCTAAAATTATTCTGCCAACAAAAATCCCTACCGAGCCTGAGCAATCCGCGTTCATCTGCGTGAATCTGCGGTTAAAAATACGTTAGAGTCAGCACTCATTCATCACCAATCCGCCATCATTTATCAACTCAGTGAAACGCAGTCAAACCCAGTGAAATCCACCCCTCGCCGCAGGCATCCCGAGAGCCGAATCTCGAAGTATGCCCGAAGCGATCAAAGCAGCACTGTCCACTGAATTAGTCATCAGCGATCAGTCATCCGCCATTACTGAAGTTCCCCAAGAACTTCAATACATGCCCCCAGGCACTCACCGCATCAACGCTTCGCGCAATGGTAAGCCCGTAAGCCTCGAAATCAAAGTCGACGCCGCGACCGCCGAAACGCTCAACGCATTTCTTCAAGCCCAACTCGCCAAGGCCGCTGACGGCAGCGACGACCGTCCATTCTTCGACTTCAATCACGAAGACCGCGAGGCCGCAGCATGGCCCACTGAATTCTACTGGGCGGGCGACGATCCCAAGACCGGAGGCGTCCGCGCCAAGGTCGAATGGAGCGGGGCAGGGCAGAGCGCGGTGAAGGACAAGACCTTCCGCCGCTTTTCCCCGACCTTCGTCCCCGATGATCGGGGCAAAGTCGTTGGTTCTGAAACCAACATGGGCGGCCTCGTCAACCGAGCCGCCTTCAAATCCATCCAACCCCTCTTCGCAAAAGGTGCCCCGGGATCGCCGATCTCGGAATCGGCCCCAGATCCCCAGTCCGTTTCCTCAGGCCTCCCCCCTCAAGTCTCCCATCTCAAGTCTCATCCATCCATGATCATCAAATCCAAACTCCACGCCCTCAAAGTCATCGACTCTGTCGACGCTTCCGACGAATCGGCAGCCCAGGCCGTTGAGGCCAAGTTCAACCAGCTCACGAGTCGCATCGTCGATCTCGAAGCCGAGCAAACCGCCGCCGTCAAAGCACGCGCCATCTCTCAGGTCGAAGCCGCCGTCAACGCTGGCCGACTCGCTCCTGCCGATGCAGACGCCAAAGCCTTTTGGACTGAAGCACTTCTACGCGACGAGGCCAAGGCAATCAAAGCACTCGACGCGCTCCCGATCAACCCCGTCCTCGCTAAAGTCACCGAAGGCGACGACCCCAAGAGCGGCCTGCTCGATAAGATGCAGCTCCAGCAAAAGAAGCTCGCCGAGGTCCGCGCCGCCAACCCGCAGGCCGACTTCGAAACCGTCTTCGCCAAAGCCCAATCCGAAGCGCCCGATCTCTTCCATTAAGCCGCCTATTTTCAGAATTTCAGTATCTCCGTTTTCAGGATTTCTAAAAAACTCACCGTAACAAACAAAATATTATGTCCAAACTCTCACGCGAAAACGCAATCCTTCCATATCTCACTGCTGGAGACCTTCGCTCTCGAATCGGCGAGGCCGTCAGCATGTCTTTGCCTAATTCAGTGCCTGTCGTTGAACCACTGCCTGATCCAGACACCAAGCCGTTTGGTATTATCATTCATGCAGATCAAGAACGAGCTTCCATTGCACCCTTAACTGGTGGGCTTTCTGGCACAGTGCTTCTCAAGCTCCAGACCGCCGCTTACGCAGGCAATGAGCTATACGTCGACCAGACTGGCGGCATCAACGGCTTTGCTGACGCCTTCGAGGAAAGCCCCAGTGGTAATTATCTGTGCGCACTCGCACTCGAAAGCGGTGTTCAAGGTGAGCTGATCGAAGCCGTCCTATTTCGCCCGGTCCTCGCTCCGTAAATCACCCAATCACATTAATCCGACCCCACGCCACTTATGAGCTCTTCTAAATTCCACGTCACCTTGACTAACTACGCCCGAGGCATTGCGCAAGATTTGCGCTCTTCCTTGGCCGACTTCATCGCGCCCGAAGTCATTGTTCCCGCCGCCACCGGCCAATACAAAGACTTCTCCGATAAGAACGCCTTCCAGATCCTCGACACCTCTCGCGCAGTCGGTGGCCCCGCTCGTCGTCTTGAGTTCGCGGCAACCGATCCCACCTACAATTGCTTGCCTCAAGCTCTCGAAATCCCAATCGACGACCATGAGCGCGACGAAGCTGGGCAGGGCGACCCGCTCCACTTAGAGCAAGCCAAGACGCAGACCCTCGTCTCGTCCGCCGTCGCTTCGCATGAGTTGAAGGTCTTCCGAGCCGTGGCAGGATCTGTCGCCGCAGTTGGCGGAGTCGGCGCATGGAGTGGTCCGGCCAACACCGACGACCCCATCGCCGAAATCGACGCATTGATCGAAGCCCTCGCCACTGATACGGGTATGATGCCCAACCGCATGGTCATCGGTCTCCCTGCATGGGCAGCGATCCGCCACAACCCGCAAGTGATCGCCCGCTTCCCTGGTGCCGCCTCCGTCGGCGTCACCCGTAACCAGTTTGCTTCGCTCCTGCTCAACCCCGATCTCGACATTCGAGTCGGTGTCCTCTCGCACGACGAAAACAAGTGGGGCAAAGAAAAGAGCGCCAAGAACATCATCGGCAGTGAGCTGTATCTCTTCAACGGCAGCAACCGCCCCACGCTCTACGATCCCGGCTTCATGAAGACCTTCCGCACCCGCCGAGGCGGAGTGGACATGGTGCGCACCTACCGCGAGGAGTCCAGCCGCTCCGACGTCCTAGCCGTCGACTG